TCAGGCCAGCGACTCCAGGATTCTTTCCCGCTCGACCTTGTAGACGTGGTCATAATCGGTCTCCCTGAATTGTTCCAATTCACTGGCGAAAAGCTCGGCTGCATGATGGCCGGCATGTGTCTTTTCGTCTTCTATGACCGCAGCTATCCGGCGAAACAGTTCGGACTCGAAATTGCCTGTGACGTTCAGTGCGCTCGGCCTTGCCAGTCTCGCCCCGCCATCCAAACGGATTGCAGAGACGTAAAACTCATCTTCATAACCGGCGCCCGCCGATGTCAACTCGGCGCGCCCATAGAGCAGCAATCCGGTTTCCCAGCGATCGCAGAGGCGAATGCTCAGCTCATCGAACGAGTATTCGCAGGAGAACACATCGGTGTGCATTGTCATTCTGCTGCCTTCGCGTTTGACATGGAGTCCACACGTCCTATTTTCCTGTTGTCCATCATCACTGTGTCCGCCAGATCCGTCGCAGTAGTGTTGGGCTTACTGGGCATTAACGGCACTTCCTTTCAGCATGCTTCCGGCTTCCAAATCCATGGCCTGTCCGGTTTCGCTGACTTCGTGCAAGGTTTTAACGCTTGCGCGGGCTCATTCCTTTCAGTGCCAATAGGCTCTTAATGAGAAATTGCCATTCAACACGATACATGTCAACATTATTTGTGTTTATTTAGGTCGAGAAAGACACTAAAAGTGTTTGAGGCTTATGACCGCCGACATATCCAGCGAAAGTCACAGATTTGGTGAGCTATGCGAAAGGAGAAAAGGCGGGCTTGCTACTTCCGCGCAATATGTCCGCAGATGCGGCCGATGATCGTCAGCCGCTCCAGTTCGACAGTGAATGTTTCCAGCGCCGGATTGTCCGAAATGATTTTCACCTGGCTCGGATGCGTGAAGGGCACACGCTGGAGACGCTTGATCTGCGGTTCGGAATAGCCGTCGCTAATGGCGTAAACGGTATCGGTCGTCATCTGGTTTTGGGAGAGATCGACGATGACGCGATCGCCTGGCATATATGTAGACTGCATGGAGTCGCCGATCACCTCCATGATGATGGTATGGTTTGGCGAAGCTTTCGCCTCGTTGCGCAAATACCCCGCGGGAATCAGCCATTCCGCAACGATCTTGTGGCCGGCGACATTCCCGGAGCCGACGGGCAGGTTGATGACTTCGCCGACAACGCCGCTGCCGGCACCCAGCTTGACATCCACTTCCGGCGTTGCGCCTGCGATCTGCGGCTGCCAATGCTCGCGGCTGTAGCTGAGCTCATCGTTATCTTCAGCGAATCCTTCATTGTATTGCTCGTCCGGATCGAAGGAGGTGACCATGTTCGGTACCGAGCGGGCCACTTTGCGCGGCCCTTCGCCGGTCAGGAGATAGGCTGCCGTCGTGCCGAATTTCTTGGCATAGCGGTTAGCGATCTCGGCGTTGAATTCGTTTTGGCCGTTCTCGTGCGCCCGGTAGGTGGAAAGGCTCACGCCGAGCGCTTCTGCCGCCTTCGTGGCTGATGGATAATTTGCGGCTTCGCGCGCGGTCTTCAGTCGTTCGCCCATGGATTTTTGCATCAGGTGACACTCGCAAAATTATTAACATAAATCATGTTGACATCGACATTATTATCAACATAATTTGTGTTTATCAAGGAGCCTGCGGTGCAAATCGCCGTGGCCGGTACGCTGGCTTAACCGGCGTGCGATGGAAGATGTGTTTAGGGGTGATGGCATGATCGCGAGCTGGAGGGGCAGGAAATCATATTTGCAGACGGGATATTTCGACCGCTTCTGGGACTGTCCAGGCTGTCATCGGGCTATGTCGATCGCAGAGATCATCGAACTGCATTGCGAAAACTGCGACGCAGCCGTGGAGCCGGCGGAGATGGACGATGCCGAGCCTGTGACACCGGCGCCGAATCCGGAGGAGATGCCATGAGCGAAATGTTACGAGGCTTTCTGGCGTGTATCGGCGCCGCGCTCTTCTTCGGCGGTACGCTGGCGGCGATAAAATCCGTCTTCTGGAGATCAGAATATTCAGGCGATCAGGATGACGCCTGCGGTGCGCCTGAGGGTGACCAGATCCATTTCCGGATGACCGGCGACAAAGATGCCGGCGCGGCAAAGCCGACACGCTTCGCGAAAACGAGCTGAAAATCGGCTTCTGCACGAAAAATCAAACCACAGAATCCAACTCACAGACCTGGCCTTGCCGGCCAGAGGAGGTTGCTATGAATGAATTTCAAATCGGAACAGAAGCGGTTACCGGCGGTCATCTCGGCTGGATTCGCAAGGTTCATCGCGCGACGAACGAGATCCTCAAGGATCGAAGCGGCGAACCGATTGTCTTTGCGACGCAGGATGCAGCAAAGGCCGCCGCCGGCGAAGCCATGGTTGCCTATCTGAACACGCCCATGCTGCGCGATGGCGCGAGGGTGGAGGCAATTTCCAGGGCGGAAGCTTTCTTTAAGCCCAAGCCGGTCGGCGTTGCGGCCGGGAACATGGCGTGACCGATATGCCGCGGTGGAACAAGCATACATTTTCTTGCGAAAGGAGCTGCAGGATCGATGACCAAGGGCAAGCTTGATCTTCTTCTCGATGGCCTCGGCATCAAGCTCGTTCCGGTCCATCGTCGCCGCGCGCCGGCCCAGAGCCATGCTCGCGGGACCATGCAGGAAATCCGGGGGCGATATGGCGACGGACATCTGGTCTTCGTTCTGCGCTGCATCCGTCAAACCGGAAATAATCGCGACGAGCTTTGGTCGGATACGATCGGAGCAGTCTCCGATGTTCTTATGCAGCGTCAGGATTGGGCGCTGCAGCGTCCGGGCGACCTGCTTGACGCCTTCGACGACATCGCACTTGCTTCGCTGCGCTTGGATGCCGTGGCGAGGCGGCCTTGGCCGGTTCGCGCGACGCTGCGAACCCTAATCTATTGGGAATTGGAGAGACGACTTGATGCACCGACCCGCCTCGCAGTTTGACGATCTATCCCATCATGCGGCTGAGATCGCCGATTTGAGCCTGATCGTTCGTGCTCGCTTCATCGAGGCGGCCGATACGATGGTTCACCTCGATGTCCGCGGCGTTCGCCCGGACAGAATGCGCACGCTCTGGCCGGATGTCCTGCCCGAGTCGATGGATCATGCCGATCTCCGCATCCGTTATCGCCCGAGCGCTGCCGCCATCAGTCGGGCCGAAGAGGTGTTGCAGGATTGGCTGCGGATCCACGTCCGGGACGAGGAGCGCCGCATCCTGCTTTCGCGCTGGTCCGTTTGCCTTGCTGCACCTCGTGTCGCCGGATCTTTTCGGGATTTCTGCGCCCGAACCGGGCGTGTGCGGCGCACCGCGGAGCGGCGCATTCAGAGCGAATTTCAGAATGTCGCCGGCGCACTTCTCGCCACTTCGCCGATATTGCAGGAGCCTGACTGGTCGCGCATATCGCCGATGATGCCGAATTCGGCCGGCGGTTGCGAGCGGGTTAAACCGCCGATGACCAAACATGCAACGCATTGGTTGCCGGATGACGCCCGGCCGGTGTTCGATGCAGCCAGCCCTGAACTTGCGGAGCTTGCCAAGCGGCTTGAGCGCGGAAATCGCCGGCGTGCCAAGATGAAGGTCTAGATCGCGACGGCATTTCCGGTCCGAATCCGTATTTGCCGCTGTGGTCGACCTTGATCGTTTTTCACCTTATGGTGACATGCTGCTTTCGAATGCAAAGACGCCGCTTAGCCGAGGGCTTGCGGCGTTCTCGCCAAAATCCGGCACGGCATATTCTGCCAGAAGCCGAAGTCGCGATGCCGGCAGGTGAGCGCGCCACGGGTCGCCGATTAGAACCACAGCGCCTTGTGCCAGACAGCGATCCAGAAATGCGGTGACGCGTTTTGCAAGGGCCGCTTCATAGAAGAGATCACCGATACAGACGACATCGACGGCGGGAGGTTCGCCTGTCGTCAAATCGGCGAGGACGGGCTGGACAGCCACGTCATTCAGAGCCGCATTGAGCCCGATGGCTGCGATGGCATAGGGATCGATATCAGCGGCATGCACGTCCGCCGCTCCGGCCTTTGCGGCTGCAATGCCCACAATTCCTGAGCCAGCACCGAGGTCGAGCACGCGGCAACCGGCGACGGTTTCTGGCCTATCCAGAAGATAGCGAGCAAGTACCAACCCTCCACCCCAGTAATGTGCCCAATAGGGGGAGCCGAATTGCGGATCCTGCTCTGCGAGATGTCGCAAACCACTATGCGGGCCTGCCTTGTGCAGCCGAATCTCGGGAATGCCGGGAACGGGCAGAATCGGAAGATTGGTGGTGATGAACTGCCGTGCCCCGTCGAGGCCTGGGCGGCTTTCCAAGTTGTGGCTCAATGCTTCCTCTTGCTTCGCCTCTTGGGAACTATCATCAGATAGTCGCCGGAGAGAATATTGATCAATTCGTCGGACTGCGGAGCGCGATATTCTCAAGGGATTTCAAATAATTATCCATTGTCTTCGTCAAGATTCGTCAATCCTTGCAGAGCCGTTATCCTTCAAGGGTGTCGCCAACAGCGCCGAATTGGGGTATTGGTTTTGACATGATGAGAACAGTTGCAGCGACGCACTGTTGACCGCAAGCGATGTTTTAAACCGCTTGTTTCCTTTCAAGGCTCCATCGGAATTTCAAGCATGTCCAATGCCGACAAGCCGGTCGTGCAGCGAAAGCCGCGCGCGCGCCGGCGCAAAGCCGTTCCGGCCGGCGATACGCCGCTCGATTATATGTTGAAGGTGATGCGTGATGATGAGGCGGATCAGAAGCGACGCGATGAAATGGCGAAGATCGCAGCATCCTATGTTCACCAGAAGCCAAGCGAGCGCCCAGGAGCTGGGGCCAAGGGAAACCGGGCTTTCACGATCGATTTAACCAATGCCACGGATGAGCAGCTTGCGACACTCGAATCCCTCTTCGGTCCGCTTGCCGGATCCGGTGACGATGATGGCGGCGATCCAAGAGGAGAAAGCGAAGCGGACAGTTGAGCGTGAGCGGGCTCAGCGTAACAGACAGATCGCCGCGGATGCCGAGCGGATTCGCGCCAATTGCCAGTCGCTGGCCGGCTTCGTCCGAGAAGCCTGGCATGTCGTCGAGCCATCTGCGGACTATGTCCATGGCTGGCACGTTGACGCGATCTGCCGGCATCTTGAAGCAGTCACTTCAGGCGAAATCACGCGGTTGCTGATCAATGTGCCGCCGGGCACGATGAAGTCGCTTCTCTGCGGCGTCTTCTGGCCGGCATGGGAATGGGGACCGAAAGACAAACCACAACTGCGCTATCTCGGCGCGTCCTATTCGGAACATTACGCCAAGCGTGACAACAGACGCATGCGCGATCTGGTTGCCTCGGAATGGTATCAGGCGCTGTGGGGGGACCGGGTCAAGCTGACGAGAACCGGCGAGATGGCCTTTGCCAATACCCGCACGGGATCGCGCCAGGGCGTGCCGTTTTCAAGGCTGACCGGAGGTCGCGGTGATCGGGTCATCATCGATGATCCTCATTCAGTCGATGGTGCGGAATCCGAAGCGGAGCGTCTGTCGACGGTTCGGACATTTCGCGAGTCCGTGCCGACGCGGCTCAACGACCCCCAGCGTTCGGCCATCGTCGTGGTGATGCAGCGATTGCATGAGGCGGATGTGTCCGGCACCATTCTGGCGCTTGGGCTCGGTTACGAGCATCTGATGCTGCCCATGGAGTTCGAGCCGGAGCGCTGTTGTCGCACATCGATCGGATTTGTCGATCCGAGGATGGAAGAGGGCGAACTGCTCTTTCCGCAGCGCTTTCCGCGTGCGGTGGTGGAACGTGACAAGATACCGCTCGGATCCTATGCGGTTGCCGGTCAGTTTCAGCAGCGACCTTCACCGCGCTCGGGCGGGTTGTTTCAACGCGGCGATTTCGAAATCGTCGAGGCGGTGCCTGCCGGCGCGAAACGCTGCCGCGCCTGGGATTTCGCTGCCTCAAAGGAGCGTCCCGGCCGTCAGCCGGACTGGACCGTCGGTCTGCGCATGGCATCGGCTGACGGCGTCTTCTACGTCGAGACTATCGCCCGCGGACGATGGTCGGCCGCCGAGGTGGAACGCAATCTGAAAAACATGGCGTCGCAGGACGGGCCGACGGTGACGATCCGTATGCCGCAAGATCCGGGCGCAGCCGGCAAGGCCGATGCGGAAACGAAGATCAAGCTGCTGGCTGGTTTTCCGATCAGAGTCTTGTCTGCGACCGGTGACAAGGCGACGCGCGCCAAGCCGGCGTCGGCGCAGGCGGAAGCCGGGAACGTCAAGCTGTTGCGTGGAGACTGGAACGAAGCATTTCTGGACGAGATCTGCGCCTTTCCGAACGGGCAGTTTGATGACCAGGTCGATGCCTTTGCAGACGCTCTGAACGAGCTCGCGCTGAGCTCTTCCTTCAGCTTCACGAATTTCTAGGCTCGCTGGCGCGGGTCTTTCATCACATCGATATCAAAGGACAATCCATGGGGCAGATATTCTCGATGGTTCGCGACGGATTGGTGAGCCTTGCATCCCGCATGGGCACCGAAAGAGACAAGGCGGCTTCGGTCTTCTATGCGCAGCCGATCCTGACAGACGAGCAGATTATCGCGGCCTATCGTGGCTCCTGGCTGCCGCGAAAGATCATCGACATCCCGGCACTGGATAGCTGCCGGAAGTGGCGAAACTGGCAGGCCACGGGCGACCAGATCGGATTGATCGAAGCGGAGGAGCGCCGGCTCAATCTGCGCGGCAAGGTGCTTGAAGCGTCCACGAAAGCGCGTCTGTTCGGTGGCGCTGCCTTGTTCATCGGTACCGATGAATCCGATCCGGCACTGCCGCTCGACATGGAGGCAGTTGGAAAAGGCGGCCTCAAGCATCTGACCGTGCTGACACGCCACCAGCTTGCAGCCGGTGACATGGATGGCGATCCGGCGTCCGAGTGGTACGGCAAACCGAAATTCTACACGCTAACCGGCGCCAACGGGACGCAGGTGGTTATCCATCCGTCGCGACTGGTCATTTTCAGAGGTGTCATGACGCCAAATGAAGAGTTCGGCGGCATGGGCAATCATGCTTGGGGCGAAAGCGTGCTGGCCGCGACATTCGACGCGATCAAGAATGCGGATAGCACAGCGGCCAATATCGCCAGCCTCGTCTTCGAAGCGAAGATCGATATCATCAGGGTGCCGCAGTTCTCTGCCAATATCGGCAATCAGGCCTATGAGGACGCCGTGTTGCGTCGCTATACGCTCGCCAATGCCATCAAGGGTGTCAACGGGACGCTGATCCTCGATGCCGAGGAGGACTATGACAGCAAGGGTGCGCCGCTCTCCGGTCTTACCGACATTCTAATGGCTTTCATGCAGATCGTTGCTGGTGCCGCCGATATTCCGGTGACACGCTTGCTGGGCCAATCGCCCGCCGGCCTGAATGCCACCGGCGCTGCCGACATGAAGAACTATCACGACCGGATCCAGGCAATCCAGGAGCTTGACTATACGCCCGCAATGGCGCGGCTCGACGAATGCCTTATTCGTTCCGCCACCGGTGCCCGCGATCCGGCGATCTATTCCAGCTGGGCGCCCTTAGAGCAGATGAGCGAGAAGGAGCGGGCCGATATCTTCAAGACGAAGACAGAAGCGGCGCGAGCCTTGTTTGGCTCAGCTGCCGGCGAGGAGATCATCGCGCGACAGGCGCTCTCGGAAGCGTTGGTGAATGCTTTCGTCGAGGATGGATCGCTGCCCGGATTGGAGGCGGCCATGAAGGCATCCGACCAATCGGAACATGCCGCCCGGCCCAAACTGGCTTCTGACCCGATCGAAGAACGCAACGTCCTGTCGATGTAACCGCCCATGCATCCGGCTTTGTCATAGCCAGAAACTCCTATTCTAAACTCCATTAGGCTCCGACCAGGAAAAATCCCAACATGAATTTCACAGACACTGTCACCGTCGCGGGAACGCGGCGGACCGGAGACGGCTATCTTGTCGCCGACGCCAGGATCGCCCGCACGGGCATTCAAAGCTATAGCGGTGCTGAAATGGGCCGGCCCGAGATGCACGCCGTGCGGATCTATCGGCCGGGCACGGAAGTCTTTTCCGACGATACGCTGAAAAGTGCCGCTCACCGGCCGGTGACAAACGAACATCCGCCGGAAATGGTCACGTCGGAGAACTGGAAGAAATACTCTGTCGGCCAGACCGGTGACGAGATCGCCGGCGAGGGCATCTTCCTCCGCGTGCCGCTGATGGTCAGCGACGAAGCGGCCATTCAGGACATCGAAAGCGGCAAGCAGGAGCTTTCGGCCGGCTACGTCTGCGACGTCGACTTTACCGCGGGCGTAACGCCTGCAGGCGAAGCGTATGACGCCATTCAGCGAAATATTCGCATCAACCATATCGCCATTGTGCGCCGTGGCCGAGCGGGCTCGAAAGTCCGCATCGGCGATGCAGCCGCACCGTGGGGCTGCTCTCCTCTCGCAGCCCCACGTTCCATTTCCGATCATCATCAGAGCAAGGAAGGAATGATGCCCACGAAGACAATGACGATCGACGGCATCGACATCGAGGTCAGCGATCAGGCCGCGGAGATCATCACGACATTGCAGCAACGACTTGCGGACACGGAGGCTGCGCACCACAAGGCGATCGCCGTTCGCGATGCGGAACTCGATGGGCTCAAATCCGCACTTCCAAGCGATGCCGAAATCGATCGGAAGGCCGAGACGCGCGCCGACTTGATCGGCCTTGCCAAGACGATTGCCGGCAATATCAAGACATCCGGCCTCACCGATGCGGCGATCCGCAAGGCTGTCGTTATCGCCAAGGCAGGCGAGAGTGCCGTACAAGGCCGATCGGATGCCTATATAGACGCGCGTTTCGACATGCTGGCCGAGGGTCTGCGCGAAAAACCGGATCTGTTTGCCGATGCGGTCAAGGACGGCATCAACTCGACGCAGACGTCCATGTCCTCAGCCTTCACTGCCTATGCCGCCATGGTTCGCGACCTCCAGTCCGCGCATCTGGCCGCCAACCCCACCTAACCAGGTCAACGAAAAGGAGACGCTTCAATGGCGACTTATCAGACCACCTATGGAAACGCTCCTCGGAAGGGCCTGCATGGGCAGATCGCTTCGGAGGAACAGGCCAACAAGATCAGCCGTACGGTGGAGAATGCCGCCGGAATCAAGTTCGGCCAGCCCGTCCAGCGCGGCCTCGCCGACCACGGCGTGGTGCCTTACGCCGCCGGCGGCAAATTCCTCGGCATTGCCGTGCTGACGCCGACCGTGCTGCCGGATGTAGCACCAGCCGGCGGCTTTGCGCAGTTCGTCACGGGCGCATTCCTGACCTCCGGTCAGATGTATGTGCGGGCAGGCGGCGCCGTCGCCGATGGTGACGCTGTCTAC